GTGCAGGCGAGCAAATTGATTATGTTAAAAATACTCCTTTAACAGTTGAAGAATTAACAGCATTAAAAGTAGATGCAAAAGCGACAGCCAAGCCAATCATAGACGATACTATTAAGACTTTGCAGGATGCAGATGCGGCAGAGAAATTCGAAACGCTAAAGGCTAAAGCGGCAACACTTGGTATCGAAGTCAAAGAAGACGATACTATGGAAACATTACAAGCAGAAATTGACAAAAAGGCTGGATAATGACACTTACACTTTTTGATAATACTTATATCATATTAACAGATGCGAACGCCTATTTCGATGGGCGTTTGTACTCTGATGCGTGGACTAATGCAGATAATACAGACAGAGAAAAAGCCCTTATTATGGCGTCTAAAAGGGTAGATAAATTATGTTATATCGGCTATCAAAAATTAGTAACACAAAAAATGCAATTCCCTAGGCTCTTTGACCCTAGAAATTTTGGTATTTATTTTACATCCCCATTATTGCCAGAACTTCCGCAAGATATAGCAGATGCAGTTTGTGAAGAGGCTTTGGCGTTGCTTGATTATGGGAATTCAGCACATCTTAAAAACCAAAAGCTTAATATCAGCTCTGTTAATATCGGCATCGGCTCAACTTCTTATAATACGCCGGCACAAAATGCTTTAATCTCAAAAGAGGCATTTAAACTCGTTAGCAAATGGACTCAAAAAGGATTTTCGGTGAAATAATGGGAATTTATACACATCTTTATAATCAAAAGTCTATATTCAAAAAAGTAACTGGCAAAGATTCTTATAGTAAGCCTATAACGATAGATAAACCTATCGACTGCCGTATTGAATATAAAAACAAGCTTATAACGAATTCAACAGGGCAACAGGCGACCTCTCTAGGCAATTTGATGTGTGACGAGGAGATAATCATCGGAGACATTATAAACACGCAAGGAAGAGACTACAAAGTTATTCAATCTAATCCTTTAGTTGATTTTGATGGAGTGACACAAGCATACTCGGTGGACTTTTAATGACTAATTTCGGCAACACTAGCATAGAGATTAATTGGAAGGATTCAGGACTGATTGAGTCAGAACTTAAAAAGGCTGGATTAAAAGGACTTAAAAAACTAGGTCAAAAGATGCTAGGTGAGGCTCAAAAGCAAGTCCCAGTTGATACGGGAACATTAATGAGAAGTGGGGCAGTATCTCAAGATGCGAAAGAGGGAACTATAACAATTTCTTTCAATACACCTTATGCCCGGAAGCAACATGAATGTCATAGCAATAAGGCAAAGTATCTTGAAAGACCTTTTAACGAAATGAAAAGTCAGGCTCAAAAATATGGCGATGATGCAATCGCCGACACTTATATAAAGAAAAAATACAGCGATGAAACGGTGTTAAAGGAAAAAGGGATTACTGAATGATTCTAGATGATTTGAAAGCATTTTTAATAGCCAATAGTTTAGCAACTGATAGTGAAATTATATTTAATTTTGATAGTTCAACAGACAATGCGATTGTCTTATGGAAATACGGAAGCGTAAAAACTGATTTGGGTTCACGTCCGACTATTCAAATCGCAGTCAAAGATACAGACCAATTGACAGCAGATATAAGAAGTCAAGCAATTTTTGATGCTATTTGTCCCAAAAACAAATTTCAAGAGTCAATAATAATTAACTCAAAAACAATGCACATAGAGGCAAACCAAGAGCCATTCTTTAACGAGAAAGATGCTCAAAACAGATATATATTTATTTTCAATATAACGGTAACACAAGACAGATAAGGAGACTAAAACAATGGCATTAACAACAGTATCAAAGATTTTCGGCGTTGACGACATCAAAATTTTTGAAGTAACGGCGGACACAACATCGGCTTATTCAATCGGCACGGCAGTAGATGTCCCAGGTGCAAGACAATTTTCACTAAAGGCAGAAATTGACTCAAAAGAATTAACAGGGGATGAGCTTACACTTGATGTAATTTCAAAATGTAAATCATTAACATTAACAGTTGAATTTGCTAAACTAAGTTTAGATATGCAAAAAATAGTATTGGGTGGTTCTACCTCAACAACTGGCTCTGGCGCAACAGAAAAATTGAGTTATGAATTCAAAGAGGGCGATGCACCTAAATACTTCCAATTCCAAGCACAAATTAAATCAACCGATATTGTAGGTGGGGATGCACACTTCACTTTGCTTAAATGTAAGGCGACATCTGCTCCAGTCAATGGAACACAGGGCGATTTTGCGACATTTACTTTTGATGCAAAAGCTTCATTTACAAACTTCTTATTCGGTGGCTCATTGAAAAAACTATATAGTATAGATTTCAATGCGACTGCGACTGATATAGTAGGCATTGGAAGCTCAACAGTAGGCACACCTTCAATTGTAAGTAACATTGTAAAAACTGACGTTGGCGGAACAATGGGACTTGTTATGAACAATGTACCATTCGCAAGCAAAGCGGCGGCGGAGTTGGTGGCTAATTATACTGTTTCAGCTGGTACAACAGCCTTGGCAGTGTCAAAAATCACTTATGTAGATGCTAACACCGTAATCTTGGCTTGTACAGGAACAGCGGCGGCTGGTACATTCTCAATCATAGCAAAAGCGGCGGCTTGTGCTTCTGGGGTTGATTCCACAGCGGCAACTTATGTAATGACATAAGAATCAAAATGTAGGTATTATTTAATGGGGGCAAAAGCCCCCTTTTTTAGGGAGAAAACATGGAAATAGATGACATTTTTAGTTTACCAGAAAAAATGGTAATAAATAAAGTCGAATACAAATATGAGTTTGACAATAAAGGCTACGCAACGCTTCAAGCATTAATACAAAAAGGATTGTTTAAAATAAGAGATTTATTATTAAACAACGATTTGATATTTGAGGATTGCATCGAGCTTGTTTGTGCCGGATTGATAAAACATCATACGTCTCAAGAAATCGAAGAAGTCAGAAAACAACTTAATAAACATTTAGGCTTAATTTCAGAAATAAATGAAGTTGTAATCAAAGGATTCTTAAAAGGCATTATGCCCCCCGAAGTCTATTTAAAGATGGAAGAAATCAAAGAAAAAATGCGTAAGGCTATGGAAGAGCCTGTAAAAAAAAAGAAATCGAAGAGACAGAAGAATTCGACTGGCTCAATGCCCACACAATAGCTACAACAACATTAAATTGGAGTGATAGCGATTTTTGGAGTGCTACGCCAAAGAAATACTTTGCTTGCATAACCTCTTACGGTGAAATAAACAAATTACAAACCCCACCAGAAAAAGAAGTTTTAAAAGGGGATGCTGCGATAGCAGATTTAATGAAAGGTTTTATGTAATGACAGACGGTCAAAATGTAGGTGCTATAAATGTTAAGATGGGGCTTGATAGTTCCCAATTCAAGGCGGCACTTGGAGCGGCTCAAGGTCAAACTAATGCCTTTGCAGGAATGGCAAGAGCGGCACTTGGGGGGATAGCTGTAGGCTTTTCCTTAGGGGCTGTTATAAATGAAATGAACAGAGCCTACCAAGCATCTACAGAAACACTAAAAATCCAACGTCAAGTTGCACAAACCCTTTTAACAACAGGCTACGCTTCTGGAATGACAGCAGACCAGCTTAAAACTCTAGCAAAAAATATGGATGAGTTAAGCGGAGTTAGTCAAAACACTATCCTCGATGCAGAAAATATACTTTTAACTTTCAGAAATATTAATTCAGATATATTTCCGGAGACAATACAATTATCTCAAGATATGGCAACAACAATGGGTCAAGACCTAAGTAGTGCCATTTTGCAAGTCGGTAAAGCTTTAAATGACCCAATAACAGGTATGACGGCTTTAAGACGTATGGGTGTTCAATTCACTCAAGAGCAAAAAGACCAGATAAAAACATTAGTCAGAAGCGGCGAAGCTCACAAGGCACAAGCTATTATTTTACAAGAGCTTACAAACGAATTTGGCGGAGCGGCAAAAGCGGCAAAGACAAACGGGCAAGCCTTAACTACCAATATAGAAGACATTAGACGTGAAATAGGCTTATTGGCTGGTGGTAGCAACCCTATGACTAAGTTTTTAGCTGATATGACTAAGGGGTTCAAGGATTGGGCGTATCAAGTTAGAATAACACGCAACTCTATAAGCGAACTTGGATTAACTGATTTACAAGCTAGATTGCAAAAGGTATTTGATAAACAAAATACTTTTAATGATATTTATTCTGGTGCTGTAACTGGCAAAAAGATGATTGCCGAACGCAACAAAGAATATGACAATGAAACCAAGGCAATAATGAAGCAAATAGCACTTATCCGAGAAAGAGATAAGGCTAACAAAGAGACTGGCGATAAAACACAGGATGGGCTTAGTTTTAACACTGGAAAAGTTGCACAGTCTAAGAAAAAAGACCCTGCATTAACTGCCTATGAAGACTACATTAAAGAATTCCAAAAGGCTAATGATGATTATACTGGGGCTTTAAAAGCCAAAAAGTATGTTGAGGATACTTTGGGCATGTCGGCTATCCAAGTTGACAAAGCAAGCTATGACAACGCAATAACAGCTTATAAAGATTATTATTCAAAGATTGCCGAAATTTCACAATCGCAAGCTATCAACAAAGGTATTTTGCTTCAAAAAGCAGAAGAAAAATTGCAACACGATTTACAAACTTCTACTCTTGGAATTACCCAAGATACTTTAATAAAGCAAAATGAACTCATCAAGGGTTATCAAGAGCAAATGAAGGGCATTGACAATCAGAATCAAGCTGAATCAGACTTAGGAGGCTTTAAGGGTTCTTTCCAAGCTGGATAT